GCAGTAGATTCTTTATATAAAAGAAGAGGATCTGCTGAAGTAAGCAGTTCGCAATTAAACAAATACAGCATATCAAACCACGCATACCCAAATGATATTGAGGGCAGACAAGAAGAATATGGTAATAATTATGCTATGTTCTATATTAATGTTTCAGAAGACTCTAAACTATCTAGAACTGGATCAGATGAATTATTTGTAAAAGATATACCTCCTAGAGATCAAGGTGAACTAGCTGCAAGTGTGCAAAGAAATGGTAATGGTAGTTTATATGCCATAGGTGGAAGTATTGCATCAGGATTAGGGTTATTTGGTGCCGGCGCTAAAGCAGGTGGTGCAACTGCTAACTTTCTTGGAGGATCATCAAAAGCAGTAAAAACTGCAGAGTTTATTGGTGGAACTACAACACTTGGTGCTGCCACAACAGGTGTTGTTTCATCTACTCCAAATTTTAACAATCAAACAAGAAGATTAAAAACAGCAATTAAATTACACATGCCTAATTTTATGTCTACAAGATATTCAGTTAATTATGAAGATAAAGATATGTTAGCGGCTGGACTAGCCGGCGCAGCCATTGAAGGTGGTGTTGGATTAGCTAAAGCATTTTCAGAAGGTGGAATGGATAATGTTGGAGATTCAGTTTCTAATAAATCTAGTGAACTTAGTTCAGCAATTTCTGCTGCAACATTACAAGCTTCTCAGAAAGCTGGAATTGGTGGAGATGTTATTTCTAAACTAGGAAGAATTGCACCAAACCCAAGACGTGAACAAATATTTAGAAGTGTAGACTTTAGAACATTTCAATTCCAATATGATTTTTATCCAAGAAGTCCAGAAGAAGCTAAAAATGTAGAAAATATTATCTATCAATTTAAATATCACATGCATCCAGAGTACAAAGATTCAAATGGATTTTTATACATATATCCTTCTGAATTTGATATTTACTATTATCATGGAAGTGCTGAAAATAGACATGTGAATAGACATACTTCGTGTGTATTAACAGAATTAACAGTTAATTATGCTCCTCAAGGTCAATTTACAGCATTTAAAGATGGTATGCCAACACAGATTAATATATCTATGACATTTAAAGAACTTGCACCATTAACTAAAGAACGTATCGAGGATGGTCTATAATGTATTTTGAAGAATTTGGAAAATTTACTTACCCATTTAAAATCAATGGAAAAACTGAATATAAATTAATTACAGATATTACACAGAATGTAAGAATAAGAAAAGAAATACTTGCTAACATAACTTTATATGATGAATACGATATTAAAGATGGGGAAACACCAGAAATTATTGCTGAAAAGGTATATGGTTCGCCATTATATCATTGGGTTGTAATGTTATGTAATCAACGATATGATTATATTAATGATTTTCCAATGCCAATATATAATTTAGAACAACATATTACTGAAAAATATGGCGCAGGAAATGAATATAATATACATCATTATGTAGATAATAATGGTAATATTGTTGATTCTTCTAACCCACAAGCAACATCAGTATCTAATTATCAATATGAAGATGATGAGAATGAAAAGAAAAGAAGAATTAAACTGATATCACCTAATTTATTAAAAACAATTCTTAAAAACTTTAAAGACAGTATATAATGAAAAATGATGAAGTAATACGCTTTGCCGGCGACGTTAGCATTGATAGAATTAATATAATTTCGGCAAACGGTTTTGCACAAAATATAACAAACCAAGTTGTAGCAATAGAAATATATGAAGATATGTTTTCTCCATTTATTTCAGGTGTTATTGCTGTCAAAGAAACTTTAGATTTTATTAATCTTTTTCCATTGATTGGAGAAGAGTTTGTAGAAATTAAAGTTCACACTCCTTCATTTACTAAAAAGAATATGATTTTTAATGAGCAGTTTGTTATTTACAAATTAGCTCATAGAACAACTACAGGTGATAGAAATGTTGTGTATGAATTACACTTTATTTCTCGTGAAGCGCTTGTTGATTTAAATAAAAAAATTAGTAAACCTTATGAAGGAAAGGTTTCTGATATTGCACAAAACATTTTACAGGATTCTACATTTGGATTAGAAACTAAAAAAGATTTAGTGCTTGAAGAAACTCCAAATGGTATTAAATATATTTCTAATTATTGGTCTCCTGTTAAAAATTTAAATTATTTAGCTGAGCATGCACGAAATGCAAATAATGCTCCAAGTTATTTATTTTTTGAAAATAGAAATGGTTTTAATTTTACTTCTTTAGAAACTTTAAGTACTCAACCATCTAAACAAACTTTTGTACAAGACGCGTATTTTAGAGAAGACAAAATAGGCGGAGAAACAAAGAAAAAAGTAGAAGAAGATTATAAAAGAATTGTTGAATTAGAAGTTCCGGTATTATACGATTTAATTGATCGTGTAGAATCTGGAATGTATGCATCACAGCAAATATCATATGACATTGTTACAAAGAAATATAAAGTTAAAAACTTTGATATGAAAGATGATTATAATGATTTTAAACATTTAAATACATTTTCTCCTGCTTCACAATACAGTCTTAGAAGGCCTCATCAATTAATGATGAATTCACAATACTATTATGATAACTTCAATGGATATCGTGATACAACTAATTTTAGAGCTATTCAAAGAAGAATATCTATGATGAAAATGGCTACAGCAAATCAAGTGCAAATTACTGTGCCAGGAAGATCAGATTATACAGTCGGTCAAAAAGTTGAACTTGATTTAACTAAATTTAATCCTATTAAAAAGTCTGAAACTGATGATGATATTAAAGATGCAATATTTTCTGGATATTATTTAATAAGTTCAGTTAACCATATAATAGATAGAGAAAAACATGAATGTGTCATGGAATTAATTAAAGATTCATATATCCTTGACCCAGATTCAGCGAAGAAATAATATGAAATTATATACAGGTGTAGTTGAAAATAGACAAGATCCATTGAAACTTGGTAGATGCCAAGTTCGTGTTATGGGTTTGCATACACACGATAAAACTATTTTACCTTATGGTGATTTACCATGGGCATATCCATTACAGCCTTTAACAAGTGCTGGAATTTCTGGTATTGGTCATTCACCACTTGGGCCAGTTGAAGGATCAACTGTCATTATCATGTTTAGAGATAATGACCAGCAACAACCTATCTTAATTGGAACAATAGGCGGAATTCCGCAAAATGATGGCGCTGTTGATGAAGATAACCGTGAGATGATATTAAAGCAAGACGGTTATTTACCAGGAACTGATGGACAAACATTTACAGATGATAGTGGAAACGTATTACGTAATAATTCAGATGAACCTGCATTAGAAGACACTGGACTAGCACAAGCTAGAACATTCACATCATCAGATTCAGTTCAAAATTCAATAGTTGAACAAACTGGTGGATCAATAGATAAGACTAAATTACAAGCTGCTGAAGAAAAGGTAAAAGGTCTTATCAATACAGATGTCACTCAAGGAATGTATGATTCTCTTGTATCATTTGAGTATCAAAATGGATCTCTTGAAAATTCTACTATAACAAAAGACTTAAATAATAATGATTATCTTGGAGCAGCAACAGGATTTGCTGAACAAGCTAAAGTTAATGGTGAAATTGATCAAAATGAACTAAGAAAAAGATTAGCAGAAAAAGATAAATTTATTGCTGAGGGTATCCCGGGGCCTACCGGAGATCTTATTCCTGTCAAGGCTGCTATACCTACAGTCGATTCTAGTACAACTGCGTCAGGACAATTAGATAACGGTCTTAAAATGGTTCTTGGTTTTAGAGATCCAAATGGCAAATATCCATTATATCGATTTGAACCAGATACAAATAAACTTGCAAGACACGAAGATATAAAGAAAACAATTGTTCGTAAGAAAGAATTAACAAGAACAAAAGGTGTAGTAACTGCATTTAGTGTTTCATGGGATCAATCACCTATACCATACAATGCAACATATCCATATAACCACGTTTATCAATCAGAATCTGGGCATGTATTCGAATTTGATGACACAAAACATTCAGAACGGATTCATCTTTATCATTCAAAAGGTACATTCTTTGAGATAGATTCAAATGGCACTAAAGTAGAAAAGATTGTTGGTGATAACTATGAAATACTAGAACGTAATGATTATGTATATGTTAAAGGCTCAGGTAATATTACTATCGATGGTAATTGGAATGTTAAAGTAAATAATGATACAAATATTGAAGTAATGGGCAATGTTAAGACTCATGTGCATGGTAGTATGGAAACTTCTATATTAGGTTCATATAAACTTAAAGCTGCAAGTATTAATTTAGAAGCACATGCCGGAAATATTGATATGACTGCAGTAGGTAATATTGCTGGTGATGCAACACGTATTGACTTTAACAGCGGAGTAGCATCAGCATCAGGTTTAACTACTCCGTTGGCATACGATCCACAAATGCCTACATTTAAAGAATTACAAGTTATTACTCGTGGTGTAGAAGCTGCTGCTCACTATGAAACACCAGAAGAAGGTGATCCTACTGCATATATTGCTAAACGTATTAATGAAGGTACATTAGATCCTGATGATGAAGATTATGGTACTACACAGAAAACATGCGCTGTAACTCCAAATAGTGCTGTAGCTCTTCCACAATCATGTACTATCATTAATGGAATGGACAAGTTTACTCCAGATTTAAATTTAAGTAAACATTTTACGCTTAGTGCATTAACTAAGAATGGTTCACGTATGCCTCAACAACAATTAGGATTAACACCAAATCAAATTGTATGTAACTTAAAAGGTTTGTGTGAAAATGTGTTGGAACCAATTGCTGAACTATATCCAGCAATGGTAATTACATCTGGCTTTAGAAGACCTGGAGATGTGAGAGGATCAAGTGCTAAATCACAACATTATAATGGTGAAGCTGCAGACATTGTAATACCT